GGAGCACGCAGCGACAATGGCTTTAGAGATTAAAAGTAAAGAACTTGTTTACACTTGTGACCCAGAAGTGTGGGGATCTAAGCCTCATGACTTAGCGGCTATTTCTGCTTACAATTTAGGCCTGAGAGAAGAAGCGATAAGACACGGAGCGGAGGCAGTCAGGCTGTCTCCAGATGATGAACGGCTTATCAGGAATCTTGAATATTATGGACAGCCAGACTCTCATTAACATCTTATTCGGCGCAATCTCAGCGGCGTTCGGGTGGATCTTCCGAGTTGTTTGGGAGGCTGTAAAAGAAATGCAACGCGATCTTCGTGACATCGAAAAGAATTTGCCTCACGATTATGTCCTTAAGAAGGATTACGAGACCGATATTCACGAGATTAAATTTATGCTCGGCAAGATCTTTGACAAGCTAGATGGCAAAGCCGACAAGTAATGGACGATAAATCTCATGAGTTGGCACTGCTTAAAGCTCAAGCCAGAATCAAGCTAGAAGAGCTAAAGGCTCAAGATTCTGCCAAAGAAGTCGCAGGCAAAGCGATTGGCGAAGATGGGCTTCTCTACATTTTCCTGATCGTGCTTGTCGGTGTTGGAGCATCCCTGTTCTTAGAGGGCGAGAAGATCGCTGCGGTAATGGGTCTTTTGGGCGCTTCACTTACTGCACTTATACAGATGCTGAACGGCATTGCAGGAACTGCTGCCAAACAAGAAAAGCCTGAGTTTGAAGTTATTAAAGACTTGATTCACCGTCTTGATAAGTTAGATCGCGCAGAGCAACCCATGCAAGTTGATGTTGAAGGATCTAAAGTTACTGTCAAAAAAGGTGCTGATGTTGTAACCGCTAAGGGGTAGTTATGCTTTCACTTTTATCGACCCTCGGCGGTCTTTTAATCTCCGGCCTCCCGAAACTTCTTGACTATTTCCAGAATAAAGCCGATCAAGCGCACGAGCTTGAGCTTGCAAGAGTTCAATCTGAGCGCGAGCTTGCCTTAGCAAAAGAAGGTTTTCTTGCTCAACAAAGAATCGAGGAAATAAGAACCGATCAGATAGCAATGCAGACTGATGCACAAATGACTGTGGCTGCACTGGATCATGACAAACAGATCATTGAGAAATCAAGTAAATGGGTTGTTAATTACATCGGCACAGTCAGACCCAATGTCACTTACTTACTAATTCTTGAGCTTATTGCGGTGAATGCAGTTCTTGCTTATTACGTCTGGCAGCATCCCCATTTAGTGCAGTCGATGGAGGATCTCATCAAGGTCGCGGAGATCATTTTTAGTGATGATGAAATGGCAATGCTAGGCGGCATCATAGGTTTTTGGTTCGGGTCGCGCAGCTGGAAGAAATGAAAACAGGGCAAGCTGGCATCGACCTGATGCACAGGTTCGAGGGATGCCGTCTAAGGCCTTATTTATGCCCTGCAAGCCTCTGGACAGTGGGATATGGTCATGTCCTATATCAAGATCAGATAAGGCTCCCTAATGAGCGTAAAAACGGCTACACAGGCATTCTTAGGAAGGAATACGCAATCAGTCCCGGCGATAGTCGAAACTGGACGCAAGCGGAGGTCGATAGCCTTTTTGAGAGCGATCTGCAATATTTCGAGCGCGGTGTTCTTAGAATGTCTCCTAATCTGGCTAGCAGTCAGTCAAGGTTCGACGCTATTGTCAGTTTTGCGTACAACGCTGGCTTAGGAAATTACCAGCGCTCTACGATCAGAATGAAGAATGACCGCGGTGATTACGAGGGAGCAGCTAAGGCTTTTATGATGTGGACAAAGGGAGGTGGCAAAGTTCTTCCCGGTTTGGTTAAGCGTCGCGTCGCTGAATCTTCTCTTTATGCAAGCGGGTGAGTGCTTCTTTCACCATCTCACCCACTGCGTCCCCGTGGTGTTTTGCGATCTTTTCTATAAGAGGGAGCCTTTGCGGACGAGGCTTCGATAAAAGCCAGTGAGCCCAATCCGCAACGACATACGGCATAGCTTTTTCATAAGCCTGCGTAATTTCCGATCTATCACTGGACTTCACCGCTTTGATGATCTCCAGCCATTGACCACGCTCTAAAAGCTCGGTGCTTTTCAATCGTGTCTGGGCATTCTGTGGAGGGAGGTCTCCAGCCGTGTTCGCGCCAGATCTCCTCGACAGGTCTAAAGGTTCTAGGGGATCGTTGGCTTTCAATGAGTTCCTTCCAGTTCATAGCTTCTCCATTAGATTATCTACTTCAGTCAAAAAATTAACAACGTCCGTTTCTAGGTTCTTAATATCATCCTCAGGCGGCTCAAAACGCACCACAAAGAGCTGTAGTCTTTCGGGCAGTCTAGGGTCAAAGGAAACGAAATCGACCCACCTACGACCCGTACAAGCCATCTGTGCCATCATCTGATTCTTGTAAGTTGTAGGCACTTCACCCGCTGTTAGATAAGAGATATGCGTCGAGGTCTTAGGACACTTTATTTCTATAAGCCCATCCTCGACTAGACCATCAGGGCTTGCAGCAAAGTTAGGGATTGTCGGGTGGTCGACGATGGCGATCTGTTCTACCCAGCGACCCGTCTTTATTTGATACGCGGCTCTTGCTAAAGGCTCATTTAATGTTCCCCATTCCATATAACTGTTCGTAAATGTCTCGGCTACGGTCCCTGTCAGTCTTTCAGCAAGGATGTCTGCGATGTAGTTCGCTCGTGTAGCCGTTCCTTTTTTAGCTCGCGCATCTGAGACGCGGGAAGCTGTCACCTTCCCCAACCGTGCAAGCCTCCACTCCTCGGTTCCCTGTTCCATCAGAATGCGATCTCGTCATCGTCGTCTTTTCGACCTTTTTGTCCGAGCATCTGTAGGCTCTCAGCAATAATCTCAGTGGTGTATCTGTCGACTCCTTGTTTGTCTGTCCACTTCCGGGTCTGTAAACGACCTTCTATGTACAACGGCTTACCTTTTTGGACGTACTTCTCGATGATCTCGGCTAACTTTCCATAAGCAACAACACGATGCCACTCGGTTTCTTCTTGCGGCTCACCTTGTTTGTTCTTCCAGCGATTAGTTGTCGCAAGAGTGAGATTCGCTAGAGCCGTTCCTGCTTCTGTATATCTGCACTCAGGGTCTTTGCCTACGTTACCAATCAAGATCACTTTATTTACTGATGACATCTAAGATTCCTTTTTCAAATAACCAACCAATCGTCTTTCTGTGGGCTTCTTCCCACGCTTGCCTTTTCTCTTCTTTCCCTGCGCCTCCCTGATCTATCTGCATGTGACATCTGTAGCAGAGCGCAGCGACCCTAAAGTCATGCGCCTTGATACCCGTTCCTTTTCCGTCTTTCTGTTGATTAGAGTGAGCCGCGACAACCGTTCCATCCTCGACACCACAGAGCCCGCAGGGTAGTTCCCTGCAAGCCTCTAAGAGTTTCTTAGACCGCCAGTTCACGCAGTGTTCCTAATGTCGGCTCGCATGTTTGCTTGCTCAGACCTCCAGATCTCAATTCTCGCCTGCGCTGCGATCAGGTCCCACCGTAACTTTTCTTCGATCTCGACCGCTTGTTTTAGACCCTTTAAAAGCTCCAGATACTCCGGGTGAGCGTAAGCGTCTCTTTCCTGAGCACCCAAAGCTGACTCAAGACTAGCCTTCATCAGGATGGCTTTCTTAGACTTCCTGAACTCCTCCAGATAAACACGTTGAGCTCTTGCGTCTGCAAACTGCCGAGCGTGTTTCAGGATGTAGTCGACGGCTTTGTGAGGGTTCATACGTCTACAAATTGATGAATAGGTATATGAACACAAGGAACAACATCATCAGGATCTCCTCTATCTGTACGACCGCCGGGTAAGATTGGATAACCAACTCGGAACGTCCAATACTTCATCGTGTCGGTCCATTGGACAACAAGAACAACCGATCTTTGCGACGCGTTTTGGATGCTGATGGCAGATCGTAACTTTCCAAAATCAAGCATATAAGTGTTGTAGTCGGTCGACTTACAATTTCTTATTTTTACTTCTACCCATCTGACCAGTTGCCCGTTCTGATAGGCGGCAAAGTCCATTTCGTAGAACTTTGGAAGTCGGTAAATGTCGTAGTTGAAACGGTCAGCAAACGTTTGCGCTACGGCGAGTTCTTTTTTTTTATCTAACTCAGTTTCGTAAACAGGTCTCACAGGCCTAGCTCCTTCTTACGTTTGTCTTTAACTGCTTCGATTTGTTTTACAAGGTCAGGCGATTTCTTGTGCTTAACAAAAACCTCTTCATAAACTTTCCTGAGATTGTCTTTGTTAGCGCTGGAGATCTTCTCAAGATCTTTGTCGAAAGTTGATTCAGACATTACCTCGTGGGTCTGATTCTCACTGTCGTTATCGCCTTCCGTGGGGATGCAAAAGGCTTGCATCAGAGCGTACTTATAAGCCGCTGACATTGCTTTATTGGTTGCTTTATCACCTGAGTCCATAGCCTCGCCAATGGTCGATATGACGTGACTAGAGCCATCCTCGCCGGAGACTAAAGCGAACTCCATTGAGACCGTGACATAGAACAAAGCAGTGCCAGACTTGTTGACACGCTCGACAACCTGACGGTCTGTAACGCGAGGGAGGATGC